GTTTAGAAAACCAGGTGACGATATTGTGTTGACTAAAGAGTTGACCGAAATGAGAGACGAACTAACTGCTAGACAAATAGAGTTTGCTCACAACTTAGTGGCTCAAGAGAATAGAAAGACTGCAACCGAATGTGCTATCATGGCTGGCTATTCCCCAAAAACTGCTAGACAAATAGCTTCTCAATTACAAAGTGCAAAAGAGTACCCTAAGGTTCATGCTTATATTCGATCTCTTCAAGAAGATCTTTGGAATAAATATAAAATATCTCCCGCTACACATATGAGAAGATTACATGAAATTGGTCTTCGTGCTGAAAATCCAGACAGTAAAGATGTAAATGAATTTGATATGAAACCTGATCTCAAGACTGCTTTAGCTGCTGAGATAAGCAGAGGTAAAGCTGCTGGATATTATGAGAAGAAAGAAAAACAAACAGGCAAAGGTATTGATAATTTGTCTTTAGAAGAAGTTGATAAGCTATTGAAACAAATGAAAAACACAGTTATCATTGATCAAACCCCTACGGATTTGGAGGATGATGGATCCGAGACAGTACAAAGGAACGATCAGCGAAAACAAAGCGATCAACAAGTTCCTTGAAGAGGGCTATCTTGTTTTTAAAAACACTTGTGAGCAAGGGCCTATTGATATTATTGTTGTTAATCCAAAGAACGGCAGAGCTCACTTTCTTGATATCAAGACCTCTAAAGGAAATACAATTTCCAAAGGAAAAAATGTAGGTGGCTCGGGCGCTAAACTTAAACCCCAGCAAAAAGAACTTGGAGTTAGACTCTGCCTTGTCCAAGGAGACGAAGTTCGCATTGTTGAAAAAAGAGAAACAATCAATCAAAGACAAAGAAAAGAAAAAAGGTTCCTCAATAAAGCGAGGAAAGGAATCAACTTTTTGGAAGAATGTTAAGGGCATAACTCCAAACATTCATTGGACTAGAATAGAAACATACGGAACGCCCGGCATACCTGATTTGTTAGGTGTTTTTGTAGATGATAAATTAAAACGAAACATTTCTTTTTGGTGTGAACTTAAATTAACAAAGTTTAACAAGATCAATCTGTCACCTTTCCAAATTTCATGGAATTTAAAGCGTTATTCTCTATGCCAAGATAATTTTATTATGGCCAAGGGGGTCGAAGAGAGGGCCATTTACTTTTGGCCAGGATCCGTGGCCCGTGAGCTTGTGACTAATTATAAAGAGGTTGAACCCTTGTTCGTGGTCCACCAACCATGGACACATGTGCTTGAGACTGAGATCAGGCGTGTGCTTGTGCATGTTCCTTGATTTATTTTTTATTTTTATTTTTTTTCTGAGCTGTGACCGGGGCAGCTAAGCCCCGATCCGTCATAAATTATTACTTTATTTCTGATTCTGCCCAGGTGTTGCCGTTAGCTATACTAGGTTGTCCTTTGTGTTTCGGACTAAAGCTAGTCAGTCTATACTGCTTGTTAGGTTCGGGCTTGTCCTCTGCCTTCTTCTGCTTGTGCATGTAATCGTCCCAATGTGATTGCGAAAAGTTCGGTGCGTGTCGCTGAGCAAAACTTTTAACTTCCTCTGCAATCTTGATGGCTAATCCGTGGGGCATACCACCCGCTACTAAAGTCCCCCCTAGTATTTGAGCCTTATGCACGATGTCGGCTAGTTCTTTTAAGTGTTTCTTTGTTATTGTCATAACAAATCCTTTCTATATATTCTCCCATAATCTAGCACGAACAGCTGCACCCGGCAACAACTAAATGGTCATATTTTATTACCAGATAAGCTGCCCCAGCAGCTCCAGCCCGTCATAAATTATTACTATTTGAGCTGGGTATCCCCGGGAAGTGCCCGTGTCCCGTGAGCCTGTGCTTGCGATTGACTGCGTGTGCTTGAGCGTGAATTTTTGCTTGTGCTTGAGCGTGTGTGCCTGAGCCTGTCTCCAGCATTTTTTAAAATTTTCTGGACACCCTGGAAAATTTCAAATTTCGAGTAATAATTTATTACTTTGTAAGCTGCTGGGAGTGAACAAAAAAGTAATAAATTATTACTTTTCCTGGGGCTGATCGCAGCTCTGATAGTAATAAAATAATTTATTTAATTATATAAAAAGTTATAAAAATATATATAATTTAAGACAGTAAACAAATATTCAAAGGGAAAAACAATGAATATAAGAGAAATAAAAGAAATGATTTTGAATGAGACGTATACTTCTCAATCAGAATTGCACGATCAAATTCTATTTTATATAAATGATAGAGTTTTAACTTTCGAAATGAAAATTGACACAAGGGATAATCGTTCATTTTTGAAAAGTACATATAGATCAAGATTACTTGATTTATTAAATCCAACATTGCAGGAAAAAACAAGACACTTAATATTTTTTTGTGATGAACATAGAGAACTAGAAATTGTTGAAGATGACGAAATTATTTCAACAAGTTGCGGTAATCAAATATGTAGGGATGCTTTCGACAGTTATTATTTTCATTGTGATAACTGTTCTGAAATTAATCATATAGATGATAGGTATTATTTTGATAATAGAGAAGATGAGTATTGCCAAAGTTGTTATGATGATAATTCCTCATGGTGTGATGATTGCGAAACTTCATATCATAGTAGTGATAATTGTGAATGTGATGATAATCATGAAGATGAAGATCGTGAAGATAGCAATTTAAATGCATGGAATACAAAAAATGTAATTCATAATTTAGGAAGAGAACATTCAATTCGTTTTTATGGTATTGAAGTTGAAGTTCAGGTCTTTGAAAAACATTCAAGAAATAAAATTGTTGATATGTTTAGAGATTGTTTCAATCAAGATAGACAATTTATTGTTTGTAAAAGAGATGGATCACTACACGAAACAAAAGGCTTTGAGATGTCATCTACCAATGCTTCTTTTAAAATTCATAAAGATGAATTTTGGAATGATTTTTTTGAATTAAATCCCGCTCAATACGTTAAAGCTTACAATGGATATAATTGCGGTATTCATATTCATTTTAATAGATCAGCATTTACAGATGATCAATTAAGACGTTTAAATATTTTCTATCACAATCCTGAAAATAAAAAATTGATTACTGATATTGCAGGACGTGAAGCGAATAGTTATTGTAAATTTGTAGGCGATATTGATTACAATTCACCAATTCAAACAAGCGGTGACACTTACAAATATCGTGCTATTAACTTTAATAATAATAATACGATTGAAGTAAGAATATTCAAATCGAACATTAAACAAATTTCTTTTTTTAGATATTTAGAATTTGTACATACTGTTAATAATTGGATATTAGAAACAACACATGATTATAATAATAATCATTCTGATTATGACACTAGCAAAAATAATTATTTTGATTGGTTGTTAAAAAATATCCATAAAGATTATTCTAATCTTTTAATATTTTTAGATGATAAAAATTACTTTGATCATCTACAACACATTGAACAATGGAATGATATTTATACAAATTTCAAAACTGTTGTTCATGATTTCAGAATTAACAATGAAGAATTAATTAGACAAGAAAGCGAAGAATAAAAAAATGTGTTTAATAATATTAGCTAACGACATCCAATCTCTAAATTATAAAGATTTAGAAATTGCATATAACAGAAATAAAAATGGCTTTGGTGTAATGTATCTTGATCAAAAAGATAATTTTGTATCAGATAAATTTTTACCTAAAAACTTTAACGAACTAAAAAACTTTTTTAATGTTCATAAAGCTAAGGCTCAAAATCAAATTGCATTGCATTTTCGATTTACAACTGAGGGAGCGACAAACAAAAAAAATTGTCATCCTTTTATTTCTTATCAATCAGATAATAGAACTATTGGATTAATGCACAATGGAGCACGATTACCAATTCCATTAATTCATAAGAACTGTTCAGATACATGGCATTTTAACGAACACTATTTGAAACCAGTATTTAAAAATAATCCAAATATAATTTTACAAAAAGATTATATTAAGGAATTAGAAGATCATATTGATAATGACAAACTTTTATTTTTAGATAGTAAATCAAAAAAGTTTATTATCGTGAATGAAAGTGTTGGAAATTATAAGGGTGCTAATTGGTTTAGCAATGATTATTGGAACGTGCAAAAATTCTCTATACCCAAAATCCAATATAACTTTTATGATCAGTTAGATAATAATTATAATTATGATCACGAATATTATTACAACGTTCCTACCAATGAAGAACTAGCGAACATGTCAGAAATAGAAATACATAATTTCATTGACGGGTGTATTGAAAGTGAAAATGTTTTTCCTTTGGTGGATATTATTCAGGATTATAAAAAGTATATAGCGTAATTAATTTGGCGTTCCTGTTCCTGTTCGTTTGGTGCAGGAACGCCCCGCCCCCCAAATCAAACCCCTTGTGCATGAGAATTTTTTTTTCGCCACCTAACCAAAAATAGAATATTTTTGGTTAAGAGATACTAAGGAATTACGAAGTAATACATTACAATTGACAATGAAGGGGGTACACCCTAAATTCAGTAGTACATAGTGTGTATGCTAGTATATAAATATACATAGAAAAGATGAGCGATTTACTACCAGATCTGTCTTCTATGTCTCAAGAAGAGAGACTTTTGTTTCTCAAGAAGCTTGAGCTTAAGAAGGTACAACTTGAATCCGCAAGGAACTCTAGGGACTCCTTTGGCAATTTTGTAAAAAACATATGGCCCGATTTCATAGAGGGGAGGCACCATAAAATCATTTCTAAAAAATTAGAAGCCATCAGGGATAAAAAAATTTCTAGATTGATAGTGAATATGCCCCCTAGACACACTAAGTCAGAATTTGCTAGTTTCCTGTTTCCCGCTTGGATGATGGGTAACAACCCTAAATTGAAAATTATCCAAACCACCCATACCGCAGAGTTAGCATATCGTTTTGGTCGTAAGGTCAGAAACTTAATGAATGAAGTTGAATTTAAATCCGTGTTCCCGGGCACCGAGCTACGAGCAGATTCCCAAGCTGCAGGAAGATGGGAGACAAATCATGGAG